TATGTACCAGGACGACTTGCTGTTTCTGTGTATGCAGTAGAAACGCCAGCAGAGCTAACTAGTGCTGTTCCCCAATTGGAACCCATGTCGTCGTGATCTGCCCAACGAATATGCTTTGAACGAACATTGATGACATCTTTGTAATAGTTAGAAGCGCCGTCTGTGCTACGTGCGTCAGAGCCCTTTGAAACGCCAGCAAACTTTTCTAGAACTGTTCCCTTTGTGCCAGAGAATAGACCATCTTCGTCAATAACGACGATGTGCATTTCGTCTGCTGAAGCGCCTTTTAGTTCTGCTGAAAGTGATGTTCCTGGTGCAGCATCAAACAAGTCTGTGTATGCCCATTCTGCGTTTGCTGTTCCGCCAGTTACGTTTTCTGTTGCATCTGATGTGAAAACGATTGTATTTGCATCAGTTACGCTAGCAACAACTAGTGTATTTCCGCCAATAACAACTGTATCGCCAACAGCTAGTTCATCGTCAGCAGCGCCCGCTGTTGATGTTGCTGTGTTAGATGCTACTGTTACGTCCCATGTGCCTGTTAGTGTTTTGGACCATGCGGCTGCGCTTGGGCAAACTGAAACTTTTAGTGAGTTTCCTAGTGAGCCAGCATACTTAGCGATCCATGGACCAACGTCTGCTGAACCATCAGCGACTTCTGCGTCATAAACGTCATCATTTTCAACTAGAAGACCAGTTCCTGCTGTGCCAGAACCTGTTGTTGCTTCTGCTGTTGCGTTTAGTGCTGCGTCTGTATTTGCTGCGCGAACTACGTATTCTGCGCCAGAATAAGATAGGAAGTTTGCTGCGACTAGAAAGTCAACGATTGTTGTTCCGTCTGGCTTACCGAACTTAGCTACTAGATCAGCTTCGCTAGAAACTAGAGTTGGTGCGTTGATTGGACCCCAGCGAAAATCACCAACTGAAGCGCCAACGACAGGACCAGCAGCTGGAACTGTTGTGACTAGATCAGCTTCTGTGATCTTCACGCCTGGTGAAAGTAGATTTACTGCCATGTTTTTTCTCCTTGTTTATAAGAATTTAGTGTCTTCACTCATTATCATTTTTTACTCTTACGTGCAATTATTTATAAAAATCAAATTCTTGAGCGTTGGATTGTTTGCTCCAAACTTGACCTGAACCGTCTATTTCAATTTCGTCTTCACTTCCGGTATTTATAAAACCGAACGGTGTTAGTTCATCTTCAATCGCTTGCATGCGTTTTTCGTAGATAATTTGTCTTAGATTGACATTAGACAATTCTTTGAAGTATGGATTTGTCGTCAGCCACGAAAATAGAACAAGCGTCATCACTAGGTCATCGTGATATCCTTCGTCAGCTTCATATGAATTTTTTCGTTCAATGAAAGTCGAAATCTCTGCAATTGTGTCTGCGTCAGGAACAAACAACTTCTTTTCTTCCATCAAAGTCTTGAAGTTGAAACATCCAATGCGCTTGACTTTTTTGTCTGTGTTTACTCCTAGCTGAGTTTTGCCACCGCCAAAGCCACCAGAAACTATCTGACCGTTCTTAGTGTTTCTAGTCACATAAATGATGTTCTCATATTCATATTCGTCGTGTAGAATATGTGCTACTTGTTCGGAAGAATTTATCTCAAGCATGACATAAGCATCATTATATTCTTTGCCCACTTTTTGAATAATTGACGGATAGAGCATCGGACTTACTTGATTGTCACGATACTTTGCTATCATTCTATATGGGACTGACGTAACATCAACAACTGAAAATGCAGAGTAGTCGCCGCCTACGCCCTTAGCGGTGTCTGCTACGATCACATAAGAGTGTGTCTTGTCTGGAGCTTCAAACACATCGAGACCATCTTTGCTGTAAATTGGTGGCATTGGTGACAACTGTGCAATCGTATCAGCATTGACTAGCGTTAGACTTGATCCCAAGAAGTTACATAAGACTTCTTGATTATACTTGAGATCGCCCAGTAGCTTGCGTTGCTCTTCAGCCCACTTCTCGTCGCGACCAGGAATCTCCCAATACGGTATGAATAGTGTTATGAAGCCGTTTCTACCGTTCTTTGCATCGTTCCAGAACTTCCAGAAATGATTGTATCCAAGTGGCGTAGATGACAGAAGAATCTTTGTCGTTTCACCAGCAGAGATTGTTGGATAGACTGAAGTGAAGAACTGCTCTGCGATGTTGTTTGGAATAATCGCAGTCTCGTCAACGTAAAGCAAGTTTACAGACTTGCCGCGAATACCAGATGCTGATGTTGCGGCTGTAAAGACGATTGATCCGTTCTCTAGTGCGATGTCACCTTTGTTCCATGTCGTGACACCTTGTTGCATCCACATAGGAAGATTCTCATACATCAACTGATAGCGATACAAAACTTCTCTAGCAGCAGGCGCTTTGTTAGCTAGAATCGCTACAGTCTTGCTCTCTTGAAAGATTGTGTACCAGAGAATATATGCTGCTGATGTTGTTGTCTTGCCTTGCTGACGACCTTCCATGAGAATGACTTTACGATTCTCATGAATGACTTTGACTTTATTGACCTGACAAGGATACAGTGTGAACGGCTGCAAACCATGATCTAGCGTGACAATTTTACAGTAATTGTTGATGAAGTAGACTGGATCTTCAGCGCACTTCAGATACTCTTCTAGCTGCTCTTTTGTGAAACCAATCTGAACACCAGCAGCTTTTAGATTAGGATTGCCAAGATAGCTTTTTACTGGCATTACTTACCTTTGATCATTTTTTGTAGCTCCGCTGTGCTTCCAACAAAAAGTGCATTAGTTACGTTCTGTGGCTGTTGCTGCTCTGCTTTGTCTTTGCCTTTAGCTTCGCGAGCTTTTTTGCCTAGTTCAAGTAAGTCTTTGTTAGTGTCTGCTAGAGTTTTGATCAATTGACCAACAACTTCGTATGCGCGAGGCGATTCGCCTTCTTTCGCTAAGAAGATGATGTTTTCCATTGCGATCTTGCCATTCTCAATCAAACCGCGAAGATTGTTTCTCGCGTATTCATAGTCTTCATCAACGTTAGCGTCTTCTTCTGTCGATTGCTTTTGTTGAGAAGTCTCAACTATGTTTGATTCGCTTTGCTCATTGATCACGTTAGGAACAATGTCAAAAACTGCATTTAATTTTTCATCAATAGTTTTTTTCATGCATTATCACTTTTCAGTTAGAAATGTTCCTGCTGTATTTGCTGTTGTTTTTGCTATCCAATACTCATCTTCAGCGTCAAGGCCGTCGAATAGCTTGATCTCAGCTTCTGTGATATACTTAGATGTTGTAACTGGACCCCACAAGTAGCCTTTGACAATGAATTGAAGGTCCCAAGTGAGAACTCTGCGAGATGTGTCGAAGTCGCCCTCATAACTGTCGTCTGAAGTTATCGCGATGAGTTCGATTGGAACATCCATTGTCACCGATAACTGTGGTAGCACTCTCATTGTCACTGTGTAGTCTGGCGTGAAGAACGGAAGAATCTTTTCAATCAATTGAGTTCCGTCTTCTGCGTTTTTGACTAGAATAGACAGTGTGAAGTTGAAGTCATATGGCACTGGAGCATACGTTGTCTGCCCACTAGCAGATGGTAGCACTAGATTGTTCTTGAACTTCAGTGTACTATTCAACTTTCTCATTGGTGCATAGTTCATACTTGCCATTGAGAAAGCGATTCTCGGCAAAGTTGTCGATACTGCTCTATTCAGCGTTGGATCAGCTAGCACACGTTCAATGAAACGCTGTTTAGGACCATATGAGATGGGCACATTCAACGTGTCGATTCGTGTTCCGTTCTCGTCAAATCTGCCGATCTGCATTTCGTTGAATAGATTGCCAAACATTATAACATAACGTCTGACTGAGCCGTGATAGAAATCGTGACCAAACATGGTTTAGTATGCTCCAACTGCTGAGAATGGATTTCTCTCTGAGAAATCTAGAATGTCGTCTTCGTTTATCTTAGACTGAATGTATTCATTGTCTGCTGTGACGTCTTGTCGTTGAATGTTGTTCTCATCAAGAACGAGATAACTGCCTTCTTCTAGAAGAAGAATTGTTCCATCTTCAGATGATACTTTTGCAACAAACTCTGAAGATTGACTGAAAGTCTCTTCTACGTTGTCGATGTCTGCGATGCCAGTGTCTAGTTTCTCGCTTGAATATTCGTAACGTTCGCAACGAAGTTCATATGTGTAGAGCTTGCCTAGCTGAAAGAAGTTCTCTATGTTCTCTGTGAACTTGACTTCATACATGTATCCAGCCATTGGAAACCAAATCAAATCACCTTCTCGTGGTCTGATGATGCTCTCATAGTCATACGTCGATTCTTGAAGAATCTCGTCGCCTTCTTGAGTAACTAAATTGTAATTGTATTCAGTCATCAAGCATTGCTTCAACGCTTGATTGAATCGCTTCTGAGCTACAACGAATGTGATTTGTTCGTCAATTTGAAGACCAAACTTCGAGAGAAAGTCCTCTTGACCTTGAAAGCCTTCGTATGATTTGACATACATTTCCATTTCTAATGCGTCGTCAAATCTCATTGACGCATCTTCACCGAACAGTCTGTCTAAGTTGACATGCGTTCTAGGCAAATAATACGCATCTACGCCGTAGATTTTGATCGATTCAATGATCAAATCCTCTACAAGCGATTGCTCCTGTTTGACAGGAGTGTATTGATTGAAAAACCGATTTCGTGCCACGTTTATCCCATCATATCAGAAACTGGAAGACTGTAACTGCTAATCATCTCGGCTTCCAACTTTTCAAGTTCAGCAGCAGCTTCGTCATATATTTTCTGTCCGTTGAATGTGACACCGCCTGGCATAGCGATGCCCTCGAACTTCTTGAGATTAGTTCCCCATTGCTGTTTCAGCATAGCTGTCGCATAGCGCTTGAGCCAGCGATCTTCCCATACGTCTGGATAAGTTTCTGGATCTACAATTTGATAGCCTTCAACAATGATGTAATCGCCAGCAGGAGTTTTTTCATTCCATGCCATATCAATGTAGAGCTTGTTTGTGTGACGATTGAATCTAATTGCTTGCTTACCAACAAATAGCTCTTCAGCAAGTGCTACGTTCTGTAGCGTCATGTAATACGAAGCAAATGGTCCAGTATTAAATGCAAACAAGTCATTCAATGCAAGTTGATATCTAATGTTAAATAGATTGTTAGACGATGAGATGCTAGTGCCAATGTCAAAGATGTTGATGACACTGATCATATTTTCTGGAATCGTGAGATATCTATTCGCGATATCTTGCTCAGTCACTTGATGTGCTAAGTAGACTTTTTCTGTGCCATCAAAGTGATAATCGTAGTAGTATTGCAGCGATTCATCTACAGCATCATCTATCTGATCATCAGATACGTTGATTTCTAGTAGCGGAGCACCGAGATTTCTAAGAATGTGTTGCTTGAACTCTTCGCGGGTTGTGATTCTTGCCATGTGAAGATTCCTTGTTGTTTTTCTCTATTTATACAACAAGGAATCTTCCAGTTTTCTATCGAGTCAACATCATCATAATGAATGCGAAAATGCTTCCAAAAATAACAGCGAAGAGTAAATTCTTTGTCTGCTCACTCTTGCTGCGTTCAATTTCTATAATGTTGTATGGATCTGTCTCTGTTCCATCAGCGTCAACGTAAGGAACATCAAGTTTAGTCAAAATCCAATACTCATATGAAGATGTCGATTTGACGTAGTAGTCAGTTCCTATTCTAGTGTATGGAATGCCAAAGAATCCGCCGTCTGCCCATCGATTTCCCCATGAGTTTTGTGCTAGAAATCTTTGAGCTTTGTCATCGTAGCCGATAATGACGACTTGATGCGCTCCAATTGGCTCTTGCTCTGGATCCCAATCGTGTTCTTTCCAGTTCAATCCGAGAGAATTGAATCCTTTAGACACTTTGATCGATGTCATCACTGGAATACCAGCAGCTACAGCTTTTTTGATTTCAACAACGATATCTCTGTCATCATCTAGTCTCGCATACTCATGCACAGGATACTGTTTTGCTTCCTCTTGCGCATCTATAGAAGGCTCTACGTTCAGATTTTTCTCGATGTCGAATTCCCAAGTAGACTCTAAGCAAATACCATGCTTGTTTAGAGCTTTGCATACATCGCGAGGATAAGCGCCTTTGTCGCCAGAGATGTTTCCGATAGCTCTAGAGTACCAATAATTGTAGAGTCTAGAGAAGTCTTTGCTCTTTCCTGCGCGTTTATATGTGATTTCAAGTGCTGTTGCTGCTGCGTTTGCTGTGCATGAACCAGTCTGATACTGATTCTCTACTTCTTCAACGTCTGGCAACAAGTCAACATGCGCAGGAAGAAACTCTTTGTCACTATAGTTTACAGACGCTAAGAAGTCTCTTGCGTCTTTTGGTGATGGTTGTAAATTTAAATCTATATTTATTTTGTTAAGTTGTTTCATATTATGCTGTCAATAATGTTTTTGTCACCGAAGGAAGAGCTGTAGTTGTAATATTGTATGAATTTATAGCATCATTATTAACAATTGAAGATGCATTTGATATGCTAATTGATGCACTAGTTTCAGTTATAGTTGCATCACTTAAAGTAAATGAACCCTCAATATTAGTATAACTTACACCATTATTGTATGTTCCTGTTAAAAATCCGTCATTAGGTAATCTAGCTATCATAGCAGCATTGCCGGCTGTTCCTCCAATAAATACATCAGAATAATTAACAGCTATAGCTTCAGAAAATTCATATGTAGCACCATGTGATAACCTCCTGTGCCAAATTAAATTTCCGGATGTATCAAATTTTGCAATATTATTTGAATATACACCTGAATTTACAGTATATCCAATAACATAGATATTAAAATTTCTATCATAGACAATATTAAAAAAATATTTACTATTACTAGTATTACCATCATCTAACTTTTTTTTCCATTGCAAAGTACCAGATGTGTCATACTTTACTAAAACCATTACAGGTACAGATGATCCTTCTGAAAAACTATAACCTGCAACATACACTCCTGAAGAATTTACTATACATCCTCTTGCATAATCCAAATTAGTTCCTGTAGTTAAACCAAGGAATTTACCCCATAAAAGTGCTCCGTTAGAATCTAATTTTAAAATACTAAATTGTCCGGTATCAAACGTAGACACACGTATTGATCCTGAAACATAAATATTTCCAGAAGCATCAACATCAACACCATATCCATTATCTGATTCACCTTGAAGTGTAGCCACATATTTTGCCCATAATAGATTACCAGACGAATCATATTTCACTAAAAGTATATTTTCAAATCCCGGATAATTAGTTGTTGTTCCGACCGTATATAAATTTGCAGATGAATCTATCGCCATATTATGATAACTGTTTACATTCTGAGGGCTATTATGTTTTGCCCATTGAATATTTCCAGACGAATCAAATTTTGCAATATATCCTTGATTTCCAAACGATCCGGCAATATAAATGTTTCCCGAGCTATCTGTTTTTACTGCTCCTAATGATCCTACTTGAGAAAAATTATTTGAAATATTTCTAGTCCAAACTAAATCACCTTCTTGTGTATATTTTGAAAGTGTTAATATATAGGTCGACTTAATTAAAGCATATATATTATTGAATATATCAACTGTAATCTGACGACAATAATTATTATTGGATCCCACTTTTAATGTCCAATGCGGAGAGGGAAACGCTTTATATTCTGTTCCAGCAGAAATATTATTTTCAACTATTATAAGATTTGAGAAAGAAATTGAATCAGTTGTGATGCTAAAGCTAACATCAGTTAAAGAATATGTTGTGGCTGCTTGAGGCAGATTTACAGTAGCATATGCATAATTAGCAAGATAAGGAGAATATATAGAAATACTATTATTAAAATATTCGCCTGTTAAAGTTAAGTCGGAAGGTAAAAGTCCAACCATTGCAAATA